GGGTACGCAGATGAGCAGCAAACGCATAGGTGAAGCGGCCCATGGCACGCTTAACACCAGCGCTGAACGTCGTAATAATGCGCGGATCGGAAGGCTTTTGATACGCCTCCTTCTTCATGAACGCCTCACAACGCGCATTCTTGCTGTCATCACAGTCAGCGGCATAAAGTTCAGCACGCTGGCTGGGCCTGTTGAGTCGGTCATAGACCTCGTCAAGCTCGAGCGGTATGCCGGTGTGCTTAACACTGTCCGGCACGAGTAGTGTAACAAACTCCTCCATGTATGTCATCAAACGCTTGGGCAAATGGTCACCAATAAGCACTTTCGACTCACGTTGCGGCCCAGTAACTCGACCCTCAACTGCCGCCACCATGTTATTACGGCAACGGTCAGCATTATAAGCATAGGGCAAGATAGGGGACATGAAGCTCACCAACAGTGACTTAGAATCACAATCATAGTCCTTAACGTGGGTGAGCTGATAACGGTGGGTACCCTCGTGAGGGGCGTACACCACCGACGCAGCAGAGCCAGCAGTTGACCTAGCGTAGTCAAGTAACACTGTGGCATGGACCTTGTCTTCAACCCAACTCTGCATGAACGCAACCCCTGGTTTATTGAACGCAGAGGCATAAGCTATCATACAGGCGTCATAATGGGCGCGCGGGAGATTAACGCAAGCATAATTTCCTTGTCGGGCAATGCTGCGCTTCATGCCACCAAGGGCCATAACGTCAATGACGGTGAAATCACCGCGCTTAACGCTTAGCCGCTCGAGCCGGTCATGCTGCAAAGTATTAGCGAGTAACGACATCGGCCAAGACCAACGCGAAACAGGAAGCAGCACAACGTACTCGTGGTGGGCACTTACCTTCCGTCTCTCGACGAGGTACACGACAGACCGGGTGCCATCTGTGACGAGCAACGTATCCTTAGAATAGTCCCACAACTGGTGCCTGTAAACAGCGCCACCAGCGACACGGAAAACCAACTCGTCACCGTCAAAGCAAAAGCTGTACTCTTCACCAGAGTACGCGGCCTCGCAAGGGGTAAACGTGTACAAGCCAAACGCGCACTCATTGCTGAGCAACAAGTCTGGCATGTCCACGTAAAAATCGGTATCGACCAACACGGCGAGAGTATCTGGGCCAATGGCAGCGTCGGACATAGGTCCGGCAGTGTCCTTAACCCAATGATAGTCACGTACGGTGTCGACACCATCCTCCATGTCCTTCTTCGCTCCTTGGAACGAAACCAGCTCAAGGCCGGCCTTGGCAGCGAACTGCCGGAAAAACAACATGGCACGGGAACGATTCCCACCACAAACGGGATGCGGGTGGTGAGGGTCAGAAATCCGGCCAAGGGGGGTAATACCCGAGCGAAACACTGCACGCACCTGAGCCGCTGAAAGACGCAAAGGTATACGCGACCAATCAAGCAAACAGGAACGTGCCCGGTACAATTTGTCACGGACGAAGGCACGCAGACGGCGTGCCAACGCCCGCACCGAGCCGCTGCGGGCGACAATGCTGCTTCCGAGGAGGAACGCAAGCACGCCGCCGTAGGCGACCAAACGACTGCGCAAGGCCAGACTTGGGCTTAGGTGAATTGAAAGTTCAAGACCTGGTCTAAACACAGGGACAACGGTATCCACAGGTGGGAAAGGGGGGCCGAAGTCCAGAGCATTGATCCAAGGTAGGCCTCTAGGTGGTACATAGATGGCACTATCAAAGTCCAAATGCTCACTAGTTTCACACACAACACTCCACAAGTTCTGCATTTGCAAAACAAGCTTGGTATACAATCGTAACAAACGATTCACA